ACCTGTCAACAGCAACATATACTGGTCAAATTAACTCAGGAAAAAACGCTGCAAATCGTTGTACCTGTGCTATTAATAATGATGGAACAAAATTTTATATTGTATATGGCGGCAGCAATGGAGAAACATTAGCAACATATTCTTTTGGTACTGCGTATGATGTTACTACATTAACGAATACAAATAATGATGGAATGACGCTTGGGCAATCTAGTGGAAGTTATGTTAACAATGCAGGAGGTTCGTTTTCTTGGAGTGCAGATGGAACAAAAGCATATTATATGCCTCAAAATTATTGGGCAGGTAATACTACTGTAGGACATACTCAGGGTACACCACCTACTAACAGTGGTGTTATATATCAATATAATGTTAGCTCTCCTTTTAATTGGACAGCTAGTTCACCTGGCAGTCCAACTACAAGTATAAGAGTGCCTCTTAGAGGCGATAGTTACGGTTCATTTATCGTTTCATCAGACGGTCAATTTTTAATTAACGGTAGGTATGATGAAGTAGGTTTATATGTTTACCGATTAACAACTCCTTATGACATTTCTACGCAAGATGTATCAAGTGAGATATTTATTAATACACAAAGCAGAAGTAGTAGTGGTGGTACTAATCAAGGGTCTATTGGTATGGATCATGTTGATGGTAGATTATATAGAGCTAGTTATAACGTAACTCGAATAGATGCTAATAGATATACTACAAATGAACTTCTTATACAACCCACACAACAATACCATGTAGGGGTAACTAATGCCTCTGGTCAAATAGACAGCCAATACTTCATAGACATCAACAGCATGACAGCCGCACAAAGCGCAGGTACAGGCACAGTACATTATGCAGTCTCAACTGATAATAGAACAACTTGGTCGGTAGCAAAAGGTACTGATGGTGTTCGTCCGATTGTCAGGAATAACAGTGGTACATGGCAGTATAACAGCGAGAACAGTACAACCACAACAAATGACGCTATAAGCACTAGTACTTTAACTGCTACAGTTAATTTTGCTACAGCTTCATATAACACTGCT